TCAAGCGACCTTATTAGACTTCCAAACAGGCCGAACCATCGGAGAAGGCGGCATCGCGTCAATCGCAGCACGCAGCACGACCGGCCAGTCATGCGCATCCAGATAATGCCGAATGCCGTTCTTCCTAAGAAAGGCGGCTTGGCGAGCGCGTTGCGGAGTACCGCATAACTCGGCAACCTCACTTCTGGAAAGACATAAACCAGCGGCTAGGGGCATGTCTCGTAGTTGTTTTGCTTGCGTCTCAATCATTGTCTAATTCCTGCTCGGTTTCCTCCCCCTCCTTCTTTGCATTAATCTCCTTATAAGCAGCTAACGCTTTAATAAGTTCTGAAAAATTACTCACACATTCATCGGATAACTCGAGTGGCGGGGTGTCTTGATGCTTTTCATTTGATGGGTTGTTCATAACGCGATTGCTCCTTGTGATGTGAGTTGTTTGCCTGTTTCTCTGCGTTTCACCGCTTCCAGCAGCAGGTCCTGTACTTCGCGTTTGGATTCACGGCGGGCCATCACCAATTCATCCACCGTGTTCGCCGCCACGATGTGGTGAATAAATACAGGCCGCGTATGTCCGGCTTGCGCCTGACGTGTCGGTCCGATGCGTTCGATGATCTGCTGGTACTGCTCCAGGTCCCACCAGTGGCCGAAGAAGGCCAAAATATTTCCGCCGTCTTGCAGATTTAAGCCATGACCGGCACTGGCCGGATGGGCAAATAGCACGGGAATGTTCCCCGCATTCCAATCGCGGATCGTGTCGGGGTTTTTGTCCAAAGCACGCCCCTTGGGGAAGGCACGCTGCAACCGTGCTACATCACTTTTAAAGTGATACGCCACCAACACCGGCATACCGGCGGCTTCTTCGATAATGTCGTGCAGCGCCTCTAGTTTTGCGTCGTGGACGACTTCCCAAGCCTGGCGTGTGTCATCGGTATACAGCGCACCATTGGCCAGTTGCAGGCATTTTATGGTTTTACTGGCGGCGTTAAAGGCTTCTACTTCGGCACCGCATTCCAAGGCGATGAACATGTCTTGTTCCATGGCCTTGTACAGACGTTGCGCATGTTCTGGCAACGCAACGCGAATCGTATTGACAATCGGCTGGCGTAAATCGAAATACGCATGTGGATCAAGTGATAAACAGAGGTCGCGTATCTTGTCTTGAATCTCTTGAGATGCATTTGGCGCGGGCACAAGGCGCACCGCATGCGGATCACTGCCGATCTGCACCGCACGGAACCAGCGATCGATAAACGCTTTAAAATGAGTCCCAAGCCGTGCCCCACGATCCACCATCCACATCAGCGCCCACAGGTCCTGTAGCCCATTCGGCGCGGGCGTTCCGGTCAACCCAATGTAACGCTCCACCTTGGTGTGCACATGCTTGGCCAGTGCGCGGGCCCGCCGTGTTCCTTGCCGCAGCCGGAACCCTTTCAGCTTGGAGCACTCATCGGCGACCACCATACGGAACGGCCAACGGTCCTGATAAAACTCCACTAACCATTTCAGATTGTCGTAATTAATGCAGTAGATATCCGCGTCCTGCTCCAAGGCGTGGCGACGTGCCGCCGCACTACCCACGACCACGGACACCCGCAGATGGCGCAAATGGGGGAACTTGGCCACCTCATCCGGCCATGTCGTGGCAGCAACGCGCAGCGGAGCAATCACCAAAATAGGCGCAATGTCTTCGACCACCAGGAGCACATCTAACGCCGTCAGCGTTGCCACCGTCTTTCCTAAACCCATTGGCACGAATAGATTGCAGCGTGGGTGCGTCAGGATGAAATCAACGATGGTGTGTTGGTAGGGGCGCAGGTTCATGCCAACGCTCCGTGCAGCACTTCAGGATGGTGAGGCGGCGTACTGCTATACTCGCCATCACATGCAGTTAAGGCAGGGGTTTGTGTGACATCCGTAGCGTTCGATACGCTTAAATTTGCGAACCGGCTGAAAACGGCAGGGGTTCCTGCGGCCCATGCGGAGGCGGAAGCCGAAGCCTTGGCGGAAGTGTTGGAAATAAATTTACAAGGCCTTGCTGAGTCTGAATCTAAAAACGGCAAGGTATTAGCGCGCCTTGAAGCCAATATGAAGGAAGGCTTTGCGCAGGTGGACCAGCGCTTTGCGCAAGTTGACCAGCGCTTTGAGAAAATAGACCAGCGCTTGGAAAAGCACTTTGAGAAGCTGGACCAGCGCTTTGAGAAACTAGAGGCGCGTTTTGCTAAAACTGAAGTCGATACGCGGTTACACAAGTGGATGCTTGGCGTAATCGTGACTGGTGTTGTTGCGCTGATAGTCAGAACATTTTTCTGAGTCACGCCAGCACCTCATCCACGCCTTTAAAGGAATCGACCACGACCACGCGCTGGCCCATGCGGCGCATGCGCTCATGCTCACGGACTTGATGCGGTGTGCACTGCTGGCCTGGGGCTTTGAGTTCCACCCACAGGGTGCGCCCCTCGGGCAGCATGGCGATACGGTCCGGCGCACCGTGGCGGCCACCCCATTTCACCTTGCGGATTTCACCGCCCTTGGCCCTGACCTGGGCCACTAAATAACGTTCGATTGTCCGCTCACGGGGAATGTTCATCATTGCTTCCTATACCGGTGGGTTTGGAAGCCTTCCGCCGCTAAGGGCAACCCCTGCGCCCAGGGCGGCGGTGTTGCCATGAGTGCGGCCAAGTGCGCGGCATTGAAAGCGGCGTTGTCATCGGCTTCGGTAATCATTTCGTCGTGCACGGTTAAAACGATCGCGTAACCGGCTGCTTCAATCGCAGGCATGCAGGCGGCCAACACGTCGCGGCTGACGGCTTGGGTGATGTTCTCGACCAGCTTGCCGCCGTAGGTGGTGATGCGCGTCCATTTGCGCGTCATCGGATGCGTGCCCATGTAGGACAGCGCGCCGTGCTCATCGACTCTGGGAGCGGCGTAGTAAAGCACCCGCCCCGACGGCAGATGCATCCGCAGCCATGCACGGCTGTACTGCATTGTGATACCGCAGCAGGTGTGCGCCGTTTCGGGGTGGCGGATGGCGTCTGTGGCCGCGAACTGCAACGCCTTCCAAAACGCCGCAATGGCCGGATGCGCGTTGCGCCATGCGCGCTTAAACACATCGCACGCCAACCATGCGCGATCTGAGAGGCCGAAGGTGGGACGTTGGTTCGCCTTCGTCCACTGGAGCGCTTCCACGGCCTCCTGAAGCAGCAGGGGTGGTAAGGCGGCCTGCTCGGCCATCGCCTCCAAATCAATGTGATACATCGCCGCAAAGGCGGCAAAGGCCCCGACACCGCCGCCATACCCCAAGGCCAATTCCTGCACTTTGCCAATCTGGCGTTGCTCCTTGGTCACGGCCTGGGGCGCTATCCCGAACGAATGAGCGTAGGAGCGCTTGTAAATGTCGTCCCCTTGGCGGATAGGCTCGTGCTCGGCATTACGTTGCAGGGTGATCGGTGCGCCGCGCAGCGCACCGTGAGTGATGGCCTCGCCGCTGTGCCATGTACCGTCCACCCCTTGGCACGTATCAAAATCACGAAACGCGTGCAGCTTGGGGGTTTCACCGGCCAGCCACGCCAACACGCGGCCTTCAATGTTGGACAGATCGGCCACGACCAGCTTTTTATGTGTTGGTGCAATCAGACAACTGCGCAGCGCGCTGCTGGTCAGCGCCATGACATCGTCAAATACCAAATCCACACAACCGGCTTTCATGGCATCAATGCCAACCGTGATCACTGGCTGGCTGAGCGTGGGGCGCGGCAGGTTGTGCGGTTGAAACAGCCGCCCCGCCCAGAGCCCGGTATAGAGAGAAATAGGAAAACGACATCGATAAGGGATCAGAAGGTTCCCCCAATCGCCCACCCCATCCCCGCGCCCGTACAGCTAGCCACTGCCACACCGGCGGAAGTAAGCCCTGCGTCTCGCTTAACAAGCTGACCCCCGCTTGCGATCGTGATAGCCGCTTCGACGGCAGCTCCGCGTGAGGTAATGTTCATAGTCCGTTTTCGTTTAGCAAAAATCACTTTTAAATCAAAAACTTGAAAAGTTTATGGGCGAATTGACTGGATTAAATGCTGATTTAGCCCAGCTTGTTCGGCTGGCGCTCGCCGAGCAGGCTGAGGATGTGTATCTCTTCGCTGCGAGACTGCTCAGGAAGTACCGGGGGCTGAGCCGGAGTTGGCTATCAGACGGAGCAGGATCGCATTGCCCCCTCGCGCCCGTACATCTAGCCATTGCCACACCGACGGGAAGAAAGCGCCGCCGTCTCACCCAACAATCTTCTTTTATTTCAATCGGTTATACTTATCTCCATGCTTTTTTGCGGCTAGTTAGTTACAAATGCAAACAACAAATCTTCTGCAACATCACAATCCGCGACGTTTATTGGCTCGTTTGAACCCGAGCACGATCCGCTACGACACGCTGCCTGGTGGAGTGCCTGAGTTGACAGCGCAAGACATTGCCCATGCCCTGGGGCTGGTGCCTGCGGGGTTGGGGCGTGAGGTACTGCAAGCGTGCTGGTGGCCGGATGGCGCAGCGTTGCGCCGTAGCCCCTTGCGCGATGCGGCGGTGGCCTTGGTGGTGCCGGAGATTCGACGGCAGCAGCAGCGCTTGCTGGAAGCGCGTACAGACGTGGGCATTGTCAAAGCGTGCATGGGGTGGACCCGAGCAACGACAAGCGCACAGCAGGCGGCGCTGAGGCGTGCGGAGGAGCGGCTGGACAAGCTCAAAGCCCACCTGTGGCCGCAGGCGACGTTGGAGATGTTACCGGTACTGGTTGCGGCGGTGGTGGATGAGCTGTCCACGCCGCAGTTATGCCCCTGCTGTCATGGTCGGGGGGAACGGCGTGTAGGGGCGTTGGTGAAGGTGTGCACGGCGTGCGGGGGCAGCGGTGCGGTTCCCGCCAGTGACCGCAAGCGCGCCGCTGCCATTGGCCGGGACGAATCCACCTACCGCACGACATGGCGCAGCCTGTATGAGTGGCTGTTGGAGCGGATGGGTGCTGCGGAACGACAGGCGGCGACGCAGTTGCAAGAGGCATTGCAGACAGATGCTGCGTGATGTGCTCGTTGACCTCTCGCATTAGGTACCATATTATAGTACCATCGAATCTATGAAGCGTAAGCACGCTAAAACTCTCAGCGCTATATACACACGCCCTGTTTCGGCCAACATTCAATGGCGCGATATTGAAGCGCTGTTCGTGGAGCTTGGAGCGAAAGTAGAAGAACGTGAAGGTTCTCGTATGTTGGTGCGGCTGTTCGGTGAACGTCGGATATTCCACCGGCCCCACCCTTCGCCTAACACTGACAAGGGTGCTGTTGAATCAATCCGAGCTTGGTTGAAATCGAACGGAGTTACACCATGAAGAACATCATGACTATTGAGAGCTTTAAAGCCATCATTACCTATGATCCGGAGATCGACATGTTTCGCGGTGAATTTGTGGGTATCAATGGTGGTGCTGATTTCTATGCAAAAGACCTTAAGGGTCTTCGTCGAGAAGGAGCTATTTCTCTGAAGGTATTTTTGGAAGCCTGCAAAGAAGACAGCGTGGAACCACGTAAATGCTACTCAGGGAAGTTCAATGCAAGGATTTCTCCTGAACTGCATGCTTTGGCTTCTGAAGCCGCAGCAGCACAGGGCATCAGTTTGAACCAATTTGTAGAACAAGCGATTCAGCATGAAGTCCACACCTGATAAAAGAAATTCTCCTTCATTATTTTGTACGTGTAAGCCGTCCTAGAAATAAGTCGTTCCATACCCATGTGATGCGTTTGTTTTATTGGACTGGAGCCTGATGCGGCATTGATGCCCCCGCACTTTCCCCCCTACTGTACGCGCCTGAGTGGTGCTATGCCCTCATCCTGCTGAACGTTGAATTGATTTATGACTGCTGCGTTATCAAGTGCGTACAGGCTGCACGAAGGCGACGCACTGCGGCTGCTTTGCGACATAGACAGCGCAAGCGTGGACGCGGTGATTACCGATCCGCCGTACTGTTCCGGTGCGATGCGGATGTCGGATCGCTTCAAGCCCACGAAAAGAAAATATATCAACAGCACCACTAAACATATTGCCCCTGATTTTGATTGCGACTTCCGCGACCATCGAGGTTTTTTGGCGTGGTCCAGCCAATGGCTTTCAGAGTGTCGCCGCGTCACGCGCCCTGGTGGTGTGCTTTTAGTGTTTACTGATTGGCGGATGCTGCCAACGCTCACCGATGCCGTACAGAGTGCAGGCTGGGCGTGGCAGGGCATTGTGGTATGGGATAAAACGCCTGCATGTCGTCCCCAGCTAGGCCGGTTCCGCAGCCAAGCCGAATTTATCGTCTGGGCGTCCTGTGGCTTGATGAATCCCAAAGCGCATCCGGTCACGCCGGTAGGCGTTTTTGCTACCGGCACAGCGCCCCGCGAAAAGCGGCACCAAGTGGGAAAGCCGTTAGCGCTGATGGAGCATCTGGTAAAGATCGTCCCCCCTACCTCTACGGTCCTTGATCCATTTGCAGGCAGCGGCACAACCGGCGTTGCCGCCTTGCGTGCTGGACATCAGTTTATTGGGATGGAGATATCACCGTGGTACTGCGATGTAGCGAAGCAGCGTTTAGCAGATAGCACGTAACGCGCCACTGAGTGAAACGCGTTCCAATCCCCGCTGTTTAGCGGGATTTTTTTGGCTCATACCGCCTTCGGGCGGTTTTTTGCGTACTGGAGTCCCCCCATGCAGACCATTGGTGAAGAAGGCATTGCACTCATCAAGTTTTTTGAGGGTTTGCGGTTGCAGGCGTACATATGCGAAGGCAGTGCGCTGACGATTGGTTACGGCGAGACGGGCAAGCATGTTACGCCTGATATGTGTCTTGCCAATGAGCAGGAAGCCGATGCGATGTTACGTGCTCGATTAGCCAAAGAGTTTGAACCGGCTGTACGGCGTTATGTGCGTGTGCCACTCAAGCAACAGCAGTTCGATGCGTTGGTATCGCTGAGCTTCAATATTGGTGTGGGCGCGTTTCACCGCTCGACCTTGCTAAAGCGGCTCAATGCCGGTGATGTTGCTGGTGCGGCGCAGCAGTTTCATGTGTGGAAATGGGCGGGCGGTCGTGTGCAGTCTGGCTTAATCATCAGGCGTGCCGCCGAACGTGTGTTATTTGAATATGGTGACTGGCGTGCCGAAGCGGAGAAACAGCGTGCTGCTTTGAAGAGCAAGGGCCGCCGTGATTGATCCCTCGCTGCTGCCTGCCTGGTGGAAAGAGGCGTTTTATGTGTGCCTGGCGATGGCCACGGGAACGCTGAGTTATTTAATGCGTGCACTGGACGCTAAAGAGAGGCTGGCTGTCTCCCGCGTGTTGATTGAGGCGGGGATTGCGGGGTTTGTTGGTTTATTTGTGATGTGTGTGTGTGAATGGTTGGAGATGAGCCAAGCGTTTACGGTGGCGGCGGTGATTGCCTCCGGTTTAATTGATACACCGCAGACCTTAGAGCTGATTCAGAACGTGATTGTGCCCAAGCTTGGCACGGGGAGAAGGAGTTCGGATGATCGTTAATACACTGCGCCGTGTGTGGCGAGGTTTGCCCAGTGTGCGGCTGCTGATTGAGTACATGATGATTGGTGCGTTGGTGGCGTTGGTCGCGCATGCAGTGCTGGCCTGGTCCGAGCGCAGTCAATTAGCGCAGCGGGCGGCGCAGCTGGAAGGCCAGTTAGCAGCGGTGGAAAGCACGTTGGATGCGCAGGTTGCGATCAACACGGAGCAAGACGCTGCGATTGCGCGGCTGCGTGCGTTACGGGAGATCGACAGGCAGGCGATTGCGGGGCTGCATACGGATTTGAATCGGATCACGTTGCGCGACCGTGCATTGCGGCAGCGCATCACGCATTTGGAGCAACACAGCGATGAGGCGAAAGCCTTTCTGGATATGGATGTGCCTGACGTGCTTGGGTGCTTGCTCGACGGGGGGTCCTGTCAAGCCAGTTATCGTCACGCAGACCCGCGTTGAGGTGATCACCCCGCCGCAGGTGTTGTTGCAACCGTGTGAGGAGCCGCCATTGCCGCGTGTAGAGACAGTCCGCGACGTGCTGAATCAGACGCTGGCATGGCGTTTGGCGTATGAACACTGTGCGGCGCAAGTGCGCTGTGTTGCGGCATGGGTACAGGCGGCCAGCGTCGGGCAGCCGTGGTCACCGCAGGGCTGCGGAATAGAAGACAGCGATACACCGTCGTGACCATGGTGCAATGGCATCTGATGGCTATAGAGGCGTCAAATGAGCGAATTTAACTGCAATTTGACAGATTTTAACGGGTCCTTCCCGATGGGGGAGCCCTGCGGGGTCGAAACTCCGCGGGGTTTGCATTGTGCGTGGTGTTTTGATTCTCACTTGTTGTTTATATCGACCGATGGTTTTACAGAAACAGCAAGGAAAACAGGTTAATCGTGCAGGCCTTTCGGAGATATTCGGTGTAGCGTTGCCGACGGTTGATCAATGGGCACGTAACGGCTGCCCAGTCGTGAAACGCGGTGGACGTGGGCGGGAATGGACGTTTGACACGGCTGTAGTCGCCCGCTGGTTACGTGACAAAGCCGCAGAAGAAGCGGCGGGTGGAGCGGTGGCCGATATTGAAGAATGGAAGCGCCGTAAGATCGCCGCTGAAGCGCAACGCGAAGAGTTGCACTTGGCCGATGCAAAAAAGCAGGTTGCTCCTTTGGAGCAGGTGGAAAAGACATTGGCCCGCGTATTCGCGGAAGTGCGTGCCAACCTGCGCACTATTCCAGGGCGGACCGTCGCCCTACTACTGGGTGAAACCGACGAGCGCCGATACAAACGCGTACTGCTGCAAGAAATCGATCAGACCTTAGAAAATCTCGCGTCCTTAGACCTGACCCAAGAAGACACGGACCCCGACGAAGACGAGGAAACAGACGATGTCTGAAACCTTAGGTATAGCCGCCCTAGAAAACCAAGAAGGCGTTGACCAGATGATCAGCAACGCCTTACAGATGCTGCGGCCGCCCCCAGCAATGAAGCCTTCCGAATGGGCACAGACACGCATCCGCATTCCTGAAGGCAACGCCATACCTGGCCCCTTGCGCCTAGACAACGCCCCCTACCAACGCGAACCCATGGATATGCTGGTGGACCCGGACTGCTACCGCGTCACCCTGAAATGGGGCGCACAAGTCGGTAAAACCATGCTGGCCTTATGCGTACAAGGCTACTGCATCGAAATGGCCCCCCGCAGCCAAATGATGCTGCAACCCTCACAAGGCGATTTACAAGCATGGCTAGAAACCAAATTCTCCCCGCTGATTGCAGCCAACCAAGGATTGCAACGCCTTATTGCAAAACCGCGTGGCCGCGATGGCGTCAACAACCAGCGGATGAAATCCTACCCTGGAGGATTTCTGATGTTTGCCTGGTCCGGCTCACCAAAGACCATGCGCGGGCGCTCAGCACCACTGATTGTGTGCGACGAAATAGACGGCTACGAACGCACGGACGAAGGCCACCCGGTGAGCCTGTTGTGGCAGCGCGCCGCGACCTTTGGCGATGAACGGTTTCTTCTGGAGATCAGCACACCCACCATTGAAGGTTCCAGCTATATTGATGACGCCTACCGGGCCGGAGACCAGAGGCGATTTTATGTACGCTGCCCAGCCTGCGGATGCGAACAAACCCTAGAATGGGAACACGTCAGCTGGGTTGGACGCCAAAGCGACCCCGACGCCGATTTGGCGGCTATCCACGCCCATCAACCACAGACCGCACGCTACGTCTGCCAAGGGTGCGGCGTATGCTGGGATGACGGCCAACGCATTGCAGCCGTTCGCCAAGCCCACTGGCAGGCCAGCAAACCCTTTAACGGCCATGCCTCCTACGAACTGAACGAACTGTACTCCACCTTCCGCCGCCAAAGCGCCATCGTTCAAGACTACCTGGACAAACTCAAACACCAGGACCTACAAACATTCACCAACGTCAGCCTGGCCCGCGTCTGGAGCGAGACCGCCGAACAGGCCGACATTGACGACCTACTGCGCCGCCTTGAAACCTACCTTGCCGATGTCCCTATGGGCGGTGTCTTTCTCACTGCGGGCATCGACATGCAAACCGACCGCCTTGAAGTGGAAATTGTCGCATGGGGCATTGACGAAGAATCCTGGTCCATTCATACCGCCGTTCTCTACGGCGACCCCCTCTTAGGCGACGTCTGGGAAGCACTGGACCGCTACCTCTCTACCACCTGGCAGCACGAAAGCGGTATACGTCTATCCATCCAGGCCGCCTGCTTAGATACCGGAGGCACCTGCGGCTACACCCAAGCCGCTTACCAATACCTGCGTACTAGGACAGACAGGCGTCTATTTGGCATTAAAGGCGTTGGCGGCTGGGGCCGTCCCATCGTAGACAAAGCACAACGCAAACATTCCGGACGCAACGCACCCAGAATCAACCTCTTTACCGTTGGCGTGGACGAAGCAAAATTAATTGTGATGCGCCGCCTTGCCATCACCCAGCCTGGCCCAGGCTACTCCCATTTCCCCGCAGACCGTTCCCCCGACTGGTTTGCACAACTGACCGCTGAAAAATTACGTACCCGCTACCTCAAAGGCCAGCCAGTACGCCAATGGACCAAACCCGACAAAACCCCCAACGAAGCATTGGATTGCCGCGTCTACGCCTACGCCGCCCTCAAAATCATCAACCCGCATCTACCCCATGATGCAAAGCGTATTAAGGATGCCGCCGCCTTACTACCCAAGGAAAAACTGCCACAGGACCCCACCCTAGAAGTGCAACACCATACCCCCCATCTTCGCCCCCAACATCCCCGGCCCCCCTTAAGACGCCGGAGAACATGGGCTAACGACTGGTGACCCATGACATTCCAGCACACCTGCCCAACATTCCCTGCCAAGATCAATGCTGGATGCTCATTACAGATATCCCTTACACTCAAAAACTACCCCTGGCCCGACTGGACACTCCATTGCCTACTGCGTGGTCCGGCATCACTGGACCTCACCGCGCAGGGTGAAAACACCACCCACCGATTCGACATCCCCGCTGCGGACACCGCACAGTGGACACCCGGCGATTACCTCTACCAACTGCGTGCAGCACACAGCCCCCAGACCATCGAACTAAAACGTGGGAAACTCCGTGTTGAGCCAGACTTTGCATCGCTGCCCCAAGGCTATGACGGACGCAGCGACAACCAACGCGCCTTAGACGCCATCAACGCCGTCCTGCAAAAACGCGCCACCCAGGACCAACAGCGCTACCGCATCAACAACCGCGAACTGTGGCGCACCCCCATCGCTGAATTACTGAAACTACGCACCTTCTACGCCGTAGCCGTACAACGCGAAACACCCACCGACACCCCCCGCAGCTGGGGGAACATCGTTCCTGTGAGGTTTGTAGGATGAACCTCTGGACATGGTGGACACAGCGCACAGCCCATCCAGACCATCCCACCCCAGACACGGCAACACCCCAGCCAAACCACACCCCGCGGCGCTGGTATCAGCGCATGCTGCCCTTAGGCGGCATGTTCAAAGCCGGACAGGTGAATGCCAATGACCTGTGGAGCAGCATCCCCGTATCCCCGGACGAATACATCACCCAACGTCTTCCAATCCTGGTCGCACGCATGCGCGAACAATGGTCCAACAACGACCATGTCAAACGGTACATTGACCTATGCCGCCGTAACATTGTGGGACCCCGCGGCATCGTCATGCAGGCCCAAAGCAGAAAATCGCGCAGCGGTGCCCTGGACACCGCCATCAACGACGCCATTGAAACCTGGTGGCAAGACTGGGGCCGCAAAGGCCAGTGTGAAGTCACCGGAAAATTATCATGGCGCGAAATCCAAACCCTCTGCGTAGAGACCTGCGCCCGTGATGGAGAGTTTATTGCCCGAAAAATTTATGGCGCACACGCCGGACCGCATGGCTTTTGCTTACAACTGATCGACCCACTGCGCCTACCCGTGCGCTACCAAATGCTGAAAACAGACCAGACCGGCGGATTTGTCCGACAAGGCATCGAATTTAACCGATTCGGAAAACCGCTGGCCTATCACTTCAGCTCCATTGACGAACGTGACACCTACTACTACAGCATCAATGGACGAGGCTACGTCCGCGTCCCCGCTGAGGAAGTCATCCACATCTTCAAACCCGTGATGGTGGGACAACGCCGCGGCCTACCTTGGGCCGCCACCTCCCTACTGCGTCTGCACCATTTACAAGGCTTTGAAGAAGCCGCCGTACAAAACGCACGCGCCGCCGCTAGCAAAATGGGTTTTGTCGGATACCGAGAGGGTTTTGGACCGCGAGCCGACGAACAGGAAAACGTTGCCCAAACAATCCAGATGAACGCCGGACCCTTAGCGATCCACGAACTCCCCCAAGGCGCAGACTTTAAAGACTGGAACCCCCAATACCCCTCAGGTGAATTTGGCTTATTCACCAAAGCCGCCAAACAAAGCTTGGCCGCGGGCATGGATATCTCCTACCACGCCCTTTCCGGCGATCTGGCCGACGTCAACTACTCCAGCATCCGCCAAGGCACATTGGATGAACGCGAACGCTGGAAAGAAGACCAGCAATTTTTTATTGAATCCCTCCACACCCCTGTTTTTGAAGCGGCATTGAAAGTGGCATTGCTGAGCGGACAGATTCGAGTGCATGGCAAACCGCTGCCTGCCGAGCAATACGACCGATACCGCCGCGTTTCCTGGCAAGGCCGCCGCTGGGCCTGGGTCGACCCCCGCACCGACGTTGAAAGCGCACTGACCTGCATCCGTGGCGGCCTGACCTCCACCAGCCAAGTCATCCTGGAACAAGGCCGCGACCCCCAGGACGTCTTTCGCGAAATCGCCCAAGACCTGAAAGAAATGCAAGCCTCCGGCATCCCCAACGACTACCTCAAGTACCTGCTGTATGGCGCAGACCTCACTGCCGCCAACACCACACCTACCAAGAAGGAACCCACCCCACCATGACCACAGCCACTGAGGTAGTACGGGACCTTCGCAAAGGCGGCACCCAGTACCGCCATGCCGATGTCCTGTCGATAGACGAACCCTCCAGAACCCTTGAACTTGCATTTAGCAGCGAAGCAGCAGAAGTACAAACATGGTCCGGCGTGGAGATTCTCGGCCACCGCCCCGGCGAAGTGCGCCTGCACCGTCTTGGCGACAGCGCGGCGTTATTACTGGACCACAACCCGCGCGATCAAATCGGTGTCGTCCAATCAGCCTCTATCGACCGCGACCAACGCGGACGCGCCATCGTGCGCTTCGGGCGCAGCCCACGTGCTGAAGAAATCCTACGTGATGTCCTGGACGGCATCCGTAAACACGTCTCAGTGGGCTATTTGGTCCATCAAGTCGAAGTGATCGGCCAACGCGACGCAGGCCCCCTGTACCGCGCCACGGACTGGGAACCCATTGAAATCTCCATTGTCAGCATCCCTGCCGACCCCTCCGTCGGCATCGGGCGCGCCTTGGAAAATCCGCCACAGGACACCGCAACAGTCTCGCAACACACTCCAGGCACCCCTGAGGATAAAACCATGACGGAACCATCAACCCCCGCCCATGCCGACACCAACAACACGCCCCAGCCGACACCCAACGCGACTGACACCCCCAACAGCATCGATGCCGAGCGTACCCGTGTCAGACACATTGCTGACCTTGGCAAAACCTACGGGCACTTGGAACTGGCGCACGACTACATTACCCAAGGCCAATCACCGGAAGCATTCCAGCGCGCCCTACTGACAAAACTGACGGACAAAGCACCCATGCCCCAGTCCGAACCCCACACACAGACCGGCATCGGCCTGTCCACACAAGAAATACGGCACTACAGCATCGTCCGCGCGATCCGCGCGTTATTGCCTAATGCCAGCCAGACCGACCGCAACGCGGCGGCCTTTGAGATTGCCTGCTCCGCCGCCGCAGAAAAAACCTACGGCAAACAGGCGCGCGGCCTACTGATCCCCTCGGACGTCCTGAACCGTGCATTCTCCACCACCACCCCGACGGACGGCCCCGGCGGCAACATCATTGCCACCGAACTACACGCCTCCTCCTTTATCGAAATCCTGCGTAATAAAACCTGGGTCATGCAGCGCGCTACCGTCATGGGCGGCCTGGTTGGCAACGTCGATATCCCTAGACAGAAAGGCACCACCCAAGCCTACTGGGTGGGGGAAGGCGAATCACCGGAAAAAAGCAAACCTGCCCTGGACCAAATCCACTTCACCCCCAAATCACTAGCCGCCTATACCGACATCACCCGGCGTCTGCTCCTGCAATCCACCCCGGATGCCGAACAGATCGTACGCAGCGACCTACTGAACGTCATGGCCCTGGAAGTGGACCGTGCCGCCATCTACGGCAGCGGCTCAGACATGCAACCCACAGGCGTTAAACATCACAGCGGCATTAACGCCGTGTCCTTTGCACAAAAAGGGCAACCCTCATTTGCTGAACTTGTCCAGATGGAAACGCAAATTGCACTGAACAACGCAGATGTGAACGCCATGTCCTACGCCTTCAATGCGGGCATACGTGGCTATGCCAAAACCGCCTTGAAGTTTCCCCAGACCGCCGCCAGCGGCACGATTTGGGAATCCGGCAACACCGTCAACGGCTACCCAGCCAGCGTGTCCAACCAGATCAAGGCAGGTGATGTCTTCTTTGGGAACTGGGCGGACCTCATCATTGCCATGTGGGGAGGCTTAGATATCACCGTCGACCCCTACAGCCTCAGCACCAGCGGCGGCACCTGGATTGTCGTGTTCCAAGATGTCGACTTTAACATCCGTCGTACCGAAAGCTTCTGCTACGGCGCAGCCGCCTGACCCTTGAGGAACACACCATGTCTACGACGACAAACACCCTCAAAATCAGCGCTGCGGTTGTAATCCAAGGCCTGATTTACCGCCCTGGCACGATCGTCCAGGTCCCTACGGCACTGGCGCACGATTTAATGCGCCGTGGCCGTGCTGAGCTCGCCGGTGATGCTGATGGCCCCGTGGGAGTGATCATCGACCCACCCAGCGGCGGAGCACCCACGCCCAACACCTTGCCCCCTACAGAAAACAATGAGAAGCCTGCCCCCCGCGGTGGTCGCCGTTGATGCACCATCCATCCTGGGATGACCTAGACGCCTTCCTAGAGACCGATGATTTTGCCGTGACAGCCCAGTTGCACTCGGAGACCTCCGGGCGCGTCCATCAATGCACCATTGTTTTTGACGCGACCTACATTGATGCGGACATCGGCGACTACAGAATGAACGCCCCCGAACCCTGCTTCACCTGCAAAGAGACCGATGTCATGCACTTCAAAAAACATGACTACGCCCTCATCCAAGGCCGCCACTACCGCCTCACCCACGACCCACAACCGGATGGAACCGGCATGGCCCTCGTGCGGCTGGCCCCGATGGTGCCCCCATGATTGGCATCCACATCCACACCCACAGCCTCACCGCCATCGCACAAGCACTCAACGCCACTGAAACGCAGATGGAGCAGGCCCTACGTTCGGCCAAAATCAAAATGGCGGCGTGGCTGCGTACCCGCTCCGTGCGTGGACTGAGCGATGCATTGCAACTCCAACAGAACATCGTGCGCCGCCGCCTGCGCACCTATCGACAACGCGACCAGATGAAAGTGTGGTACGGCCTTAACCCCGTCCCCCTCCTATGGCTAAAACCCAAAGCCACCCCTAGCGGCGTCAGCGCCCTTGGCGGGCGTCAGATCAAAGGCGCATTCATTGCCACAGTGCGCGGCAAACGGCAGGTACTCAAACGCCTGGGCCGCGCCCGCTACCCCGTGGCCGTTCAAAAAGCGGACATTTACGCACCAGCCATGACCTATATCGAAAACGGCCTTCTTGACACAGCCACCTTTGAAGCACGCTTTTACACCCTGTTTGAGCACGAACTGCAATGGCGGACACAAACACCGACATAAGCTTAGAAACCCTGCATACCGCCATCCGCGACCAAATTGCAGCGCACTTCCCAGACCTGGCCACCGTTGCGTTTTATCAGGACGATGAAGACCACCAACTGCCCATGCCCGCCTGTTTACTAACACTGAGTGAGATCGAACCCGCCCCCGAAAACGATGCAGGCACCGGACAATTCCCCGCCCTGCTGCGCTTTCAGGCACGGCTTGTCCTAGGACACCGCGGCCCCTCCACCCACCTGCAAGCACGTCTGGCCGCCGCCGCCCTGGGCACCTGGCTGTACCAGCGCCGTTGGCGTGGCATACCAACCGACCCCTGCCGCGTGATTGCCATCTACCCAGACGAATTCAACGCCGAATTAGATCGATACGTCGTCTGGACCGTGGAATGGCAACAACCCGTCTTTCTTGGCAACAGCGCCTGGAACAACCCAGGCACCCTACCAACCAACCTATGGCTGTCCTTCACACCGCAGACCGGCCCCTCCGTCCAAGACAGCTATCACCAGATCGCCCCATGAGACAGACACTCAACGAACACACCCGCCAATTAGCACACCTGATCCTCCAAGGGACCGTCGCCGAGCTAGACCCTGCTACCGCCTGCGTGCGGATTGAAGCCGGAGAACTGCTCACCGGCTGGCTGCCTGTGATGGCCTCACGTGCCGGAGCCGACCGCTCCTGGTGGCTGCCGCACCTGGGCGAACAAGTCATTGCACTTTGCCCCAATGGGGATTCGGCACTGGGCATCGTCTTGCCTGGCGGCCTCTACCAAGAGACCTTACCTGCGCCCAGCAGCACCGCCCACCAACCCTGCCTGCTGTTTGGGGACGGAACACGCATCACCTACGACCGCCAAGCCCACGCCCTGACCGTAGATGCCTCCGCCGCATCCGGCACCGTCACCCTCATCTGCGCCACCGCCACCCTCAATGCCAGCGACCGCCTCACCTTGGACACGCCCAGCCTCCACCTCACCGGCAACCTCACCGTAGACGGCACCATCCACGCACAAGGCGACATCACCGCCGCAGGCATTGGCCTACAACGTCACCACCATACGGCCCAAGGACCCAATGCACCTACCACCCCAGCACAGGGGTAGGCGTTCAAGCCACTCGCGGATGAATCCGTGACAGCGCATCTCCAAGATCACGTTTGGCACATTCCAACGCATAGTGCTGTTCCAAATTCAGCCAGCTTTGCGGATCGGTACCGAAGTAGCGCGCCAGACGCAAAGCAGTTTCTGCGGTGATCCCGCGCCGCTCGCGCACAATCTCATTGATGCGTGCCGCCGTCACCCCAATGGCCTTAGCCAGCGCATTACTGGACAGACCTAGAGGGACCATAAACTCCTCCCGGAGAATTTCTCCTGGGTGAATGGGGGGAAGTGTCTTAGACATAGTCATCTCTTGAAATCTCAACGCACACGGATTTCCACGCGTTTCCCAGCACGATGCAACAAACTGACAAGCTTATCCACGCTAAATCGATCTGTTTTGAGATGCATCACTTCAGAAATACGAGTCCGAGGCACGCCGAGTTCATCAGCCAGTTCCTGCTGCTTTTTGCCACGCTTGCGTAATTCTTTTTCCAGCGCGATCAACAACGTTTCGCGTGCCAGCATGGCTGCGGCCTCATCAGGGGCAAAGCCCAGATCCTCGAACACGTTACCGCAACTCACTGTCATTTTTTCGCTCATTTTATTTTCCAATTTGTTTGAATCTCTGCTGACCTAATGCAATGTCCTTAGGGCTAGTTGTCTGCGTCTTCTTGACAAATGCATGTAGCACATAAACAGCGTTACCAATGTTCGTGACGTAGAATGCCCGGAACGCTCCGCCTGCATGAATACGTACCTCACGAACCCCAGAACCGATGGTTTTCATCGGTTTCCAGTCCTGTGGATCTAGCCCTTCTTGTAATCGCAGAAGTTGGCGGCCTAATGCTTGGCGGGCAGATGTTGGGAAATTACGGATATCCTCCAGAGTGCTACCCATGAAAATAATCGTCTGCATGAAAATGAATGTACAAAAATAACGACGTTTTGTCTAATATTTTGTACATCATCATGCGTTGAACTCCCCGTGGAAGGGCTTCGGAAAACCCGCCACAGGACACCGCTCAGGGAGTTCCCCCAAGCTGCTGAGCATGCGCGGAATGAACATGCACACCGGAAAGCCGCTTGATGGCATCGACCACCTGCGCCAATCGGTGCAGAACATCTTGAGCACCCCATTAGGGAGCCGGATCATGCGCCGTGATTACGGCAGCCGACTACCACACCTGCTTGATGCCCCGATCACACGGGCCCTAACAATGGACCTGTACGCCGCCACCGCACAAGCCCTTGCCGCACACGAGCCACGGATCACCCTGCGGCAAGTGACGGCCCGCGCCACCGCATCGGGCACGGTAACCCTTGCGTTGATCGCCCACTACCTTCCTGAGGGGAAAACCGTCACCCTAGACGGCATCCAGGTGCGTTGATGGACAACACCCTGACGGCTATTGATATCTCCAAGCTGCCCATGCCCGATGTCATCCGGCAAGTGGCCGCAGACGTGATCTTGCAAGAGATGCTGGCTGATCTGGCGGCACGTGACCCGACCCTGAAAGACCTCCTGCCCTCAGACCCCATCTACACCCTGTTAGAAGTGGCCGCCTACCGCGAAGCCGTGCGCCGCTACCAAAGCAATGAAGATGCCAAAGCCGTCATGGTGGCCTTGGCCAGCGATGCCGACCTAGATCATTTGGCCGCATTATTTCGCGTCAAGCGCCTAGTGTTGGATGCAGGTGACCCTCTAAAGGCATCCCCCGACGATGGAGAGTGATGCTGCCTTTCGGCGGCGTATCGTCCTTGCACCGGAAGGCTACAGCGTCGCCGGTCCGGAAGGCGCTTACATCTACCATGCCATCAGCGCCCATGCCGACGTGCTTGACGTCAGCGCCACCAGTCCAACCCCTGGGGACGTCATCATCACCGTGCTATCACGCAGCGCCAACGGACAGCCCTCACAAGACGTGCTTGACGCCGTTATGGCCGCTGTCAACCAAGAATCAGTACGCCCCATGACCGATCACGTGACCGTACAACCGGCACAGATCACTGACTACCAAGTCCACGCACGATTGCACACCTACGCCGGACCGGATGCAGCGGTCGTCCTGTCCGAAGCACACCGCCGCATCACCGCCTACACCACAGACACATTCCGCTTAGGGCGAGATATCGCCCTGAGTGGCCTGTATGCCGGACTGCATGTAGAAGGCATCCAACGCGTAGAACTCATCACGCCACAACAGGGACTGACGATTGACCGTACCCAGGCGGCCCGCTGCACCAACATCACCGTAGTGCATGGGGGCATTGATGAATGAACCCCTGCACAGCCTGCTTCCTCCCACGGCAACGCCGCTCATGCGCACCCTGGAGCAGGTGATGGCACGCATGGCCGACATCCCGATTCCGTTCAAACAACTATGGGACCCGCACACCTGCCCCGAGCCATTGCTCCCCTGGCTGGCCTGGTCATTGTCCGTGGACACCTGGCGCAGCACGTGGCCCGTGCATATCAAACGCGCGCGTATTGCGGCGGCCATTGAGATTCAGCGTTGCAAAGGCAGCGTCAAAAGTGTGCGCGATGTGGTGCGCAGCTTTGGCGGAGACGTCCTCATCACCGAGTGGTGGCAACAAAACCCACCGGCTGCGCCGCACACCTTCACACTGCTGCTCACCTTATCCGGGCAAGGCGGCAGCCAGAGCACCGCCGAATTTGTCGCAGATGTCATTACAGAAGTCATCCGCACCAAACCCGTTCGCAGCCATTTCACCTTTACCCAGGGCGTGCACACCATCGGACAGATTGGCCTGCTGGGTGGCGCACAGATCACCGCGTACCGACGCGTACAACTCACCCAGGCCGCATGAGGATGCGATGACCCCACTCCAGATCACCATCACCCCACAGGGCCGCGCCGCCCTAGTGAACGCCCAACATCATGGCACCGTCCCCGTGCGGCTGGCCTCTGTCGGCCTGACCGCACAACACTTTGACCCCGCCGCCACAACGATGCCTGATGAATCCAAACGCCTGACCACCTTCTCAGGCGGCGTGGTGGCCGCAGATACCATCCACATCACTATCGGCGATGCAACCAGCGACCAGTACGACGTCCGCGGCTTTGGCGTCTACCTTGATGATGGCACCTTATTTGCCACCTACTCCCAACAGGACATCATTCTCAGCAAATCCGCATCGGCCATGCTACTGCTGGCGATTGATGTTCGGTTCGTAGATACCGATGCGACTCAACTCTCCTTCGGTGAAACCTCCTGGAACAACCCTCCGGCGACACAGACAGTGGCAGGCGTCCTCACCTTGTCCAGCAACGCCCAAGCCATCGCGGGCCTGGAGGATCGCAGCGCCATACCGCCTACCGCATTGAAAGCCACCCTGGATCACCGCCTGGGCGAAGCTGCCCCTTCCGACTACGCCAAAACACTGCTGGCCAGCGCCGATGCGCCCACCCTCCGGCACCTGCTGGGCCTGGGCGATGCTGCCGTGATGGACACCGGATCAGAAAAAGGATTGGATGCAGATTTACTCGACGGCTATCACGGTACCTACTACCTACAATGGAGAAACCTCCAGAACACACCACAGACCTATCCACCGAGCGCCCACCAGCACGCCAGCAGCGACATCCCAGACCTGGCCTCACACCTGGATACCCTGGTGAAAAAAACAGGGAGCCTCATGACCGGCTCGCTCCAATCCCAAGGCACCCTGATTGGTGACGCACTGGGTCACGGACGCATTCCGGCACTGAAAATCGGTAACGATTGCGAATTCTGGGACAACAATATCCCCTACGCAGCCACCTTCCGCAGCGGCACCTCCCCAGCCATCGCACAACTGTTCTTCGGCACCAGCAATCATTGCTATTTCGGCACCAGCACCAAAAACACTAGCACAGTGATTGGCGCAAAAACGGGCTTACTTTGGATTGAAACCGCAGGCAATTACTACTACCAACAACACGACACGACCCACGTTGCCTTTTACAAAAAGAACGGAGGCCACGCCTTTTTCTGGAGACGTAGCGACAGCGGCGGCAGCGGCAGTACCAATGAAGTACAACTGATGGCACTGGAAGACAATGGCAACCTGTCAGTGAAAGGCACTATCGTCTCAGCAGGCGGCTACGCCCAAGGCTCCTCCCGAAAACTAAAAGACATTGAAGGCCCCTTGCCCTATGGCCTGGCAGAGATTGAACAACTCACCCCCTGATCGGACGCTACAAACCCTCCTACACCCCCGACGGACGCCGCCGCCTATTTTTAGAGGCAGAACAACTACTCGACCTGATGCCGGAAACAGTCAATCCCGAAGGCATCCCCTTTCAAGGCGCTTACGTCCCATCGGTCAACCTGGACCAACTCCTGCCCGTACTGGTAAATGCCATTGCACAGCTATCAGCCAAAGTAAACGCACTGACCGGCGCGCCACGCCACACGGAAAAATAGCCACAGGACAGCACGCCGCGTCGCACCGATCATCTCCCCGTCTTACAGCATACGAAGGGCCTGATGACGGAACACTATCTACATGGCGTTGAAGTGCTGGAGATCGACGATGGCGCACGCGTCATCCAAACGGCCTCTAGCAGCGTCATTGGCCTGGTGGGCACTGCACCTTTGGCTGACGCCACCACCTATCCCCTCAACACCCCCGTGCTGGTACCAGGATCAACCACGATGGCGGCCACACTAGGGACAGCAGGCACCTTGCCCCAGGCCATGGATAGCATTTTTGATCAGATTGGCGCGGCAGTGATTGTGGTGCGTATTGAAGATAGCGTGGATGAAACCCAGCGGCTGTCTCATGCCGTCGGTGGCATCCACGCCGCCAACGGCACCTATGAAGGCGTCCATGCGCTGCTGGCCGCCGAAAACATCACCGGCTACAAACCGCGCCTGCTGATTGCTCCAGGCTTGACCCACCAGCGCCCAGAACAGACACAGGCCAATCCCGTTGTGTCCGAATTGATCGGCATTGCCGAGCGGCTGCGTGCCATCATCATTGCTGACGGCCCTGGCACCACTGATGCACAGGCCATTGCCTATGCCGGGGACTTTGGCAGCAAACGCGTGTTCCTGGTTGATCCGCCTATCACCACACTGGGTGCTGATGGCAACACCACCACCGCCTACAGCAGCGCTGCGGTGGCCGGACTCATCGCCAAGATAGATAACCGCAACGGCTGGTGGTGGTCCCCCTCCAATCAACCCATCAACGGCATTCTTGGCACCTCACGCCCCATTGATTTTGCATTGGGCGATGCCACCAGCCGCGCCAATCTGCTGAATGAAAAAGATTGCCACCATCATTCGTCATGACGGCTACAGATTATGGGGAAACCGCACCTTATCCAGCGATCCTAAGTGGACCTACCTCTGCGTGGTCCGCATCGCCGATATCATCGCCGACAGCTTACAAGCGGCCCATCTGTGGGCGGTGGATCGCTCCATTACCAAAACATACGCCAGTGATGTTGAGGAAGGCGTCAATGCCTATCTGCGACGACTGAAAAGCCTGGGCGCGATTATTAATGGCAGATGCTGGGCGGATACAGCACTCAACACAAAAGACGCCATCACCGCAGGGCACGTCTATTTTAATTTTGACTTCACCCCGGCCTATCCGGCCGAACACATCACCTTCCGTAGTCGACTCACCAGTGATTATCTCGTGGAGGTGTTCTAATGTCCGCACCGCGTCATATCCTCAAACACCTCAACCTGTTTATTGATGGCAAAGGCTATGCAGGGCAGGTCGAAGACATCAACCTGCCAAAATTGACCTTAAAAACCGAAGAGTTTCGGGGTGGCGGCATGCTGGCCCCTGTAGAACTCACGATGGGCATGGAGAAGCTAGAGACCGATGTCAGCTTGATTTGCTACAGCAGCGACGCACTCCTGCTGTTCGGCGTTACCGAAGGAAAGCAGGTGAACTGCACCGTGCGTGGCTTTCTGGAATCCTTCGATGGGACGACAACATCCCTTGTCATCCATCTACGCGGCAAAGTCAAAGAAATTGATCGCGGCACCTGGAAACCGCCGGACAAATCCAGCCTGAAACTGGCCTTGGCACTGAGCTACTACAAAGAAGTGCATAACGCCACCGTCATTCATGAAATCGACGTAGAAAACATGATCTTCCAGCAAAACGGCATTGATCTGCTCGCCCCCGCTCGCAACGCACTAGGACTCTAACCATGGCCGGACCGACCACTGATAAACCGTACATCCGCGAAGCAGAAGGCGGCGTACACATCACCTTAGCCTCACCCGTCAGCATCAACGGGGCTACAGTCAATGAACTATGGATGCGCGAACCGACCGCAGGGGATATGAAACGCTCCTTTGCACTCCCAGGCAACGAAGGCGAACGCGAATTGCGCATCTTTTCCAACCTTCTGGAAGTGGCCCCCGAAGCCTTAGAAACCTTCAGCCTGCGTAACTACAAACGGCTACAGGAAGCCTTTCTGATTTTTATCGAGTGAGGCTAACGCTGGAAGAACTCCGCCAAGGCGTTCTGGCCTTAGCCTCGCATACAGGATGGTCGCTCGTGGACATTCTCGCGCTCCCAACGCGTGAATTCCTATTCTGGATCGACGGATTACCGCGCGATGGCTAACAAAAAACAATTCCACGCAAGCCTGATTATTGCTGGGCACCTGTCCAGCACATTGAAAAGCGCCTTCGGGTCCACACAGCGCAACGTACAACGTATTGGTGCTGCGGTCACCACACTCTCGCGGCAGCAACGTCTGCTCGGGCAAGGCATTCAAACCTTTGGGCGCATGGGCCGTAATATTGACGGGCTGCGCACCCGGTATGACGCATTAACCAGACAATTAGAACGCACCCGCGCCGCGCAACAGCGACTCAACCAAGCACAATCGGCCCTTGAAGGACACCGCGCCCGCCTTTCACAGATGCGCGGACAGCTCGGGGGCGCCGTAGGGACCTTGGGTGCCGTCTCTGCCGCTGCGTTTTTTCCCATCAAGGCAGCGGTTGAGTTTGAAACAGCCATGCTTGGCGTTGTAAAGCAAGTCGATGGCGCACGCGACACTACCGGCAAATTGACCAGCGTGTATTACGACATGGGCAACGCCATCCAGCAGCTCGCGCGTACGATCCCGATGGCCACCAATGAACTGGCCGACATGGTGACCGCCGGTGCCCGTATGGGCATCGCCGAAGGCATGAACCCAGAACAGGCAAGAAAAACACTGATCGAATTTACGCGCGTCTCGGCCATGGCGGCGACCGCCTTTGAGATGCCTGCCGGTGAATTAGCCGATAGCATGGGAAAAATCGCCGGCATTTTCAAAATCCCGATCAACACCATTGAACGTCTGGGCGACGCCATCAACTACCTAGATGACAACGCCATCTCTAAAGGGGGTGACATCATCAAAGTGATGCAGGGCGACCTGGCCGGAGCGGCCTCCACCATGGGCTTATCGGCCAAAAATGCCGCCGCCCTGGCGTCTACCTTCCTCACCCTGGGTGAATCTGCCGAACGCGCTGATACCGCCGCCTCTGGAATGCTACGGCAATTACAAATTGCCAAAATGAACCCCAAACGCTTCCAGATCGGCGTGGGGATGTTGGGCATGACCGCTGACCAACTCCAAAAAGGGATGGTCACCGATCCTCAGTCCATGATTCTGGACGTCCTCACACGCATTAAAACACTCCCAGTCGAACAGCAAATGGAGGCCGTCACACGCCTGTTCGGCAAAGACTGGGGCGGGGCCATTGCCAAGCTTGCTAACGGCGTCGATGAATACCGCCGCCAACTGGCGCTGGCCAACGGAGAGGCGGCCAAAGGCAGCATGTCGCGCGAATTCCAAGCCAGACAGCGCACCACAGCCGCACAGTGGCAGATCACCAAAAATCGCCTCACCGAGCTTTCCGTAGCCATTGGTAACGCCTTACTGCCTGCTATCAACGACCTGCTAGCGTCCTCGGCTCCGGTCATTGAGCGATTTGCAGCATGGACACAAAAACATCCTGGCGTAGTGAAAGCGGTGCTGGGAACCGCCCTGGCCCTGGCCGGTGTCAGAGTCGCCGTCATCGCCCTGCGCTTTGCCTTTGCCGCCCTTCACTATCCCCTGTTGCTCGGACTACGCCTGATCGCCTCGTGGCGAGCTGTTGGCACCTTGGCTTCTATGGCCCAAGTACGCACTGCGGCGCTGGCCGTGGGACGTGTGCTAGGCCGCGTCGTCCCCGCCGCTTTCATGGTGGCTGGCCGCGCCGCACTGTGGTTGGGTCGCCTCTTACTCATGAACCCGTTGGGGCTGGCCGTCACCGCCATTGCTTCAGGCGCGTTGCTGATCATCCAACACTGGAACACCATCAAACCGTTCATGACTTCTCTATGGGAAGATGTCAAAAAGATATTCAGTGGTGCCTGGGGAGTGATTACAGGCCTCTTCACCGGCAATTTCGACCGTGTGAAGAACGGATTCAAAACCATGTTTGATGGCATCGGCACCATTGCCACCTCCTTCTTCGACAAGCTCAAATCACTATGGAATTGGGCCACCGAAAAATTCACCACAATGAAACAATGGTTAGGCATCGGCGACAGCCTGACCCAACACACCATGACTACCGCAGGTGCAGGCGCAGCCCCCACAGCAACGGTGCGCATGCCGCCATTGGCGCAGCAGCATAGGACAAACAACGCCGATTACCGTAGCTACGCCACCTACAACATCACCCAACAACCGGGTGAACGTGGCGAAACCCTAGCACGCCGCATCGCTGCACAATCCAGCCAATCACAGAGGCAACCACGCAGCGCCCTGTACGACGATGTCAGAGGTCAAGAATGATCCGTCAAACCCTCTGGAGCGATGTCGCCGCACCCCTTCAAAACGCATTCCAAACCAACAACAGCGGCAACCGGCCTGTTCTGATGATGCTAGGTGGCTACACCTTCTCACTGGCGACCCTCGTCTACCAAGAACTCGCCCGCGTGAACGAATACCGCTGGGCAGCCATCGAACGCTACGGGCAGCGCGATGCGCGCCAATACACCGGCCCAGGTGATGAAAGTATCGAACTGCCCGGTATTGCCTACCCAGATTGGCAAGGCCAACGTGCCTCATTGGACGAATTACGCGCCTTGGCCGCCCAAGGCAAACCCTTACAGCTCATTGATAGCAATGGCCTCATCCACGGTTGGTACGTCATCGAACGGATTGAAGAACGCCAAAGCGACCATCACCCCAACGGCACACCACGGCGCATTGAATTCACACTCGCCTTACAACGCGTCAACGATGACCAAGCCGTAGAGGCCACCCCATGAGCCTGCACATCTATCTCACACGCCACGGTGACACCGTCGACTGGCTCGCATGGAAGTATTACGCACGCACCGATGCCACCATCATCTCGGCGATTTATGAAGCAAACCACGGCTTAGCCGCATGGGGGCCCGTGCTGCCGGAAGGCATCGCGATCACCTTGCCAGACCCTGCGGCCACACCGCGCACCATTCCAGGAGTCACATTGTGGGAGTAACGCCCTGCTACCGGCTCATCGCCAACGACAACGATATTACCGCCCTCATCACCGAACGCATGGCAAGCCTACAGCTTTCCGATGAGTCCGGAAGCCATGCCGACACCTTGGAAGTTGTCCTGGCTGACCATCTACCTAACGCCCCGCTCAAGCTGCCACCGATGGGGGCGGAACTGGAACTGGCATTAGGGTATGACGGCCAATTACGCCCAATGGGCGTTTTCGTGTGTAGCGAAATCACATTGTCCGGCTGGCCAGCCACAATGACCCTGCGTGCTCACGCTGCCCCCTGGGAAGGCACCCCCAAAGGCAAAAGTGACCTGCAAACCCAAAAAACCCGCTCCTGGCCCGCCGGAACCACACTCGGCGCCATGCTATCCACAATGGCTGCCGAACACGGCATGACCTGGGCGATCTCCCCGTCGCTCACAGACGTCGCGTTACCCCACATTGATCAGACAGAAGAATCAGATATCAACGTCCTGCTACGGCTAGCACAGCGTTACGATGCGATTGCTAAACCTGCCGGAGGTCGACTGATCTTTGCCAAACGCGGCGAGGCTAAAAGCGTCACAGGCATTGATATGCCTCGCATCACCTTAACACCTGATGAGATTGCCTCCTGGCAAATGACCTACGCAACGCGGGACAGCCCCGGCACAGTGATTGCCTTCTACCGCGTGGCACGCCGCGCTGAACTGCATCAAGTCAGTGTCGGCGACGGGCATCCTGTTCACCGCATCAAACAATACCTGCCTGATGCCACTGCTGCTATCGCCGCCGCTCGGGGTGAACTCTCACGCCGCGCCCGCGCTGAAACCAAACTCACTCTAGAGATGGCAGGGCGCGCGGAGCTGTCCGCAGAAGCCGTCTTGACACTCAACGGCTGGCGGGAAGGAGTGAATGGTGATTGGCTCGTCACCCGTGTGCAACATTGCCTAGACAAAAACGGCTACCGATGTAGCATCGAAGCTGAGCGGCCCAACAACCATCCAGATGTTGCTGCCGCCATCAACACGCAAGTACGCGATCAAGTCGTACGCCCGTCCCGCACCCATCATCAGAAAACATAG